CATAACACCAGCCGAAAAGAAGAGATACGCACAAGCAGTATTTGAAGTAACAGCTAAGCATAACTTGAAAGGGTTTACTGGTCTATACTTTGGATTGGCTGAATACAAGATAGCGTCTGTAGAAGACTATATGTTTAACTACGATGATAAGGTGTTATACAAAATACTATAGAAAAAATCTATAGGATTTCTTGTTTTTATTGTTATATTTTAGTACCTTTGTAAAATGAAAATAATTAGCAAACATAAAGATTATTACGATTATCTTACTGGTGTGTATGGTATTGATGAAAAAATGGTCTATGATAGACGAACAGATGGTTTAGAAAAGCCATCGGAAGATATCATTTCACCAATCAATAAATCAACCGTTACAACACATCGTTTTTCTATTTGCAATAGAATATACGTTGTTTATCAATTTGAAAATGAATTTTATCATACGATTGATGAACGTTTTGAATTGTACCATATATTGAAGAAACGTAATATCGATAAATCATTTTTGGTTTATAGAAGTTGGAGAAGATATAATATTAAGGAAGATATTAAGGAAGGTATTGAGGAAAAATTCGAAATGGATAATTATCCAAGTAATATTAATAAAGCTATCAGACAACCAGTTTTAATTCAAACTACTTGGGAGAACGATTCGTTTAAGTATGAAGAAGTTAAAGATTCTAGGTATTTTAAGGATACTAGTAAAAAAGTACATTCTTATTGGAGAACGCCATACTTGGCAGAATATGGTTTTCCAAAATGGTATCCAGCAGATGAAATGTATAAACAAGTTGTAGCGTTTATAGGTTGGTTAAAAGATAACCCAGAAATACCAAATAATCAAACAAACGAAGAAAAGATAATCAGTAATGGGTTCGATTTAAAAACGTCATTCAGGGATAAAAAATAACATGGAACAACCAGTTGATTTAGAATTTGCTAAGAGATTGAAAGCTGAAGGGTATTCAAAACCTTGTGAGTATTATTGGCAAGACAGAGTTTTATCTTTTTCCCCTAGTGGTTTAAAGAAAACAAAGAATGGACAAAAAATAAATCATAATCAATATGATGATTTCATTTATTCGGCACCATCTGTAAGAGAAGGTGTTGAGTATTTGCATGGTAAAGCCATGTATTATGAATCAAGCATAGTAATAAAATTAGGGCCAAAAAATGGAAAATCAGATTAATGCCGAATGGGCTAGAAAAACAGCGACCACTATCCTAGGTGAGAAGGTTAATAAACAAATTGCTCAATGTGAGGAAGCAATTAAAGAAGCTGTTAAAAGAAATCAAATGAGTTGTGATGTTAGTTTATATGCAGATAGCTTAACGATAACAGAGCTGAATAAAAGAGGTTTCAAATGTCATCAGAATGATGACCAAAGAGATGGTAGTTATTTAAATATAAATTGGTAATATGAGAGAAAGAAAAATAGATTATGCATCAGCATATGGTAAATATGTTATGTCTGATATTGAAAAAGAAATTCTAGAATTTATTTCAGAACAAGAGTTAAATAAAAATCCTTGTTGTGAAATAACAAGCAAGACTGAGCAATGTTGTGAAATAACAAGCAAGACTGAGCAATGTTGTGAAGAAAAAGATTATAGATATCTTTTAATTAGAAGATAATATGAATAGGAAAGATAAGTTACGTAAGATTAAGGCTTTGATGTATAAACATCATGAAACATCTAGAGATTACATGATAACATGTTATGAAAGGATAAATGAATGTGATATAAAAGCTCATAAAGAGTGGGTTTTTGGTGTCAAAGAGATTTTTAAATTATGTGACGAATTGAAGTTCACTGATACTGAAATCGATATACTATGGCGACACTTCACCAAACAAAGAAATATTAATCATGAAGTCTACACGAATAAACCACCAAAAGAAGGGCGAGATAATAAGGCTGTTCATGTAGGTGGTGGTGGTTCAAATCGTAACATGATTAGGTATCCAAGTAAAAAACGTTCACTAAGTACTTGGAAAAAGTTTTATAAATTATTCCCATGGGCTGCTGAAAGGGATGGCTTCGATGGAAAATCATCAAGTAAAATGAAATAAATAAATAAATAAAGATATGAATATATTAGAAAAATTAGATGAAAGCGGTTTCAATATGGGTAGAATGATTGGGGCATCGAAAAGCGGTTATCGTGACCGAAACCCTAACAATGTTGTGTATTTCAATGCAAACATTGTTACCATTAATGATGGTAAGATTTGGTACGGTGATTTAGACTTAACAAAAGATGGTGAAGCACTTAAAAAGGTTGCTGATGAAACTGGTGTAACTCTTTATGTTTTATCAGAGTTA